CGACGGTTATTGTGGAAAATATCATGATATTGTGGCTGTTGCAAAAGAAAATAACTTGGCTAATCAGAGAATGTTGGATCATCTGAAAGAGTGTACGGGTTTAGATAGTCGTTCAGTGAAATCAAAATTTTTGTCAGCAACCGATTCTTGGTTCACGGCAGAAGAAATTATTGACCTAGGTGTAGCAGATAAAATCTTTTAACAGGAGGAAAGTACCAAAATGATTCACGGTGGACAAAAATTTCAAAAAATTCAAAAAACTAAATTTAGAAAAAATCGTGATAAAGAGGATGTCAAACTTGAAAAGAAAAGGCATCATGATAAATCGTTCTATCGTTTAGTAAAACAGGAGAAAGAAGATTATGTCGTATAGAGAACTTTTGCAAAACCAAATAAAAGATTTGGAAGAAAGAATCGCTAAATTTGAAGGCGATAAATCTATTTTGATTGACCAACTTCAAAAATTACGCAAAAACGAATTCGAAGAGGAAATGAGGGAAGAATCCAGTCAACAGTTATTAAAAGGTTAATGTTAATAAAATAACAACTGGCTTGCCAAAAATCTGAATTTGTGAGATAATTCAGATATGTTTAAAATTCTACAAGAAACCACAGATTGGTCTGATTGTGATTATCAAGTTTGTAACCATACATATTTGATAAGTCCAAAAGGAAAAGTTATCGCTTATGCAACTGAGCATACAGGCGATATTGTCAAATTGAAAAATGGTTGGGATTTGAATAAACGTTATCGAAAGTTTATCGAAGTTGTCAATCCTGCACTATCCTCACTAATACCAAAAGATTATCAAAAAGAAAAGTTGCAAAAACCGCAACTTGTCAAATCTGCAAATATACGTAATTTCAAAGTGTTATCAAAAGGTAAACATTATTACGTTTCTTATAACATTTCAGGAAGTTTCTATAATTGCAACTGTACGGGGTTCGGATATCGTAAAACTTGTTCACATGTTAAGGCTGTTGCAGAAAAACAACAGGCTTGACATTCCTACCTAAACCTGTATAATGTCCTTTGTTGAGTGATTATTAAGGAAATGGAAATGTCTAAACTTACCGAATATACCCTTGAAATTTATAAATCCGATAAGCGTATCAAGCGTGTCGAGCGTTATGGAAAAAACAAAGTAGGTCTGCGTTTTTACCAAGCAATAGACTTTGCTCCTGTTACTAAGGATTACATTGAAACAGTAGCAGAACAAAAACGTAAATTAGGTTTTGTTGTTGAAGTTTTTGAAACTTTTGTTACCCGTAAAAATCTGATTGGCGGCAAAGAATTTCAAGAGCGTTACGATACGCCTTACTTTTGTAGTCCTTCCTCTGAAACTTATTGGAGTATGTAATGGATAAAATTAATTCGTTTATTGTTGTTTCTGTAGCGGATAATTTATCTAAGATGACCCCGACCGAATTAAAAATGGTCGCCGAACTTTTGGTTGATTCTACAAACGCTTCTCGTTTATCTGATTATTTGAGCTTCTATATTCAGGACAAAATGCTTTCTGAAATTGAGGTTCAGGATCCAGTTTACTAATGATAATTTATACCTATCAAAAATCTAAGAAAAAAAAGAAACTCAATGCAAAAGAGCGAGAGCTTCAAGATTCTTGGAATAAAATAGTTAATAAACATGCAACTCCTGGTGTTGTCAAAAAGAAAATTACTAAATCGACAACTATTGCAAAACTTGTAATACCTGAAGGACGTAATCCCTATGACCTCCCGTCCGTCGATACTGGAGGCGGCCTGGCGAACTGGAATCGCAAGGATAAGGTGACACAATACACCGGCACAGCTATGAAGGGTATTGGCACCCTCCACAAGTCCAACGCTGTCCCCGTCTTTACGGACGAAGAGGCTAAAGATCAGGCATCCATGCGAAGATGACAACATTTTCTTTTTGACAACAAAAATAACGCTTGCCTTCCTCCATGGTTCCTGTATAATTGATTATGTTGAGTGATTGATTGAGTTAAAAATTATGAAACTTCTTTCTACTGGCAATCCCAAAGTGTTAAAAGGAATGAAACAAGGGTATAATACCTATATTCTTCATTTAGCACCCGCAAATGTTTCTGGTTTTGAAACATGTCCAAAACGTACAGCTGGCTGCACGGCTGCTTGCTTGAATACAGCAGGTCGTGGCGGTATGTTCAAAAAAGGCGAATCTACTAATGTAATTCAAGAAGCTCGTAAGCGTAAAACCCTATTCTTTTTCGAAGAGCGTGCTGGTTTTATGGAGTGGCTTGTAAAAGATATTGAATTGGCGATTAAACAATCAATTAAGAAAAATCTAATTCCTGTTTTCCGTTTGAATGGCACCTCCGACCTTGCGTGGGAAAAATATGAAGTTATTCGAAACGGCAAAATGTATCGAAATATTTTCAGTGCTTTTCCTGATGTCCAATTTTATGATTACACCAAGATTCTTGGTCGTAAGGTGCAAAATATTGCAAATTATCATTTGACATTTTCTGCTGCTGATGGTAATGACGCTGATGTAAGAAAAGCAATTAAACAAGGTTATAATGTTGCGACCGTTTTCGGTATCAAAAAATCATTATCTATGCCTGATGAATATATGGGCTTGCCAGTATTTAATGGCGACGATTCTGATTTGCGATTCCTTGATCCTGAAGGTGTTGTAGTTGGATTGTACGCAAAAGGTAAAGCCAAAAAAGACACTTCTGGCTTTGTGAAATATCCTACTATTATGATGAAAGCTGCTTAATATGAATATCGTTGAAAAAATTCAAAATGAAATTATGCTCACTGAACTTTCGTTTAGTGAAATTGCAGAAAAGTTTAATGTGCCTTACGCTGATGTAAATTTGATCGCTGAAGAAATGATGGAACAAGATTCTTATAATGAATCTATGGATGGCGATTTTGATTCGGCTATGGCTTCTGCTGGTTATGGTACTGATGAAGATTATGGTTATTATGGAGATGAATCGTATGCTTAAGGAATGGGAAAATATCAAAGAATCGTTTGATATGCGCCACGGTGGACCATTTGATCGTGGATCAGCCGACAGTTATTATGGCCGTCCACGAAATCCGCATTATTTCGTAGGCGACACATACAGTTCGTTAGAAATAAAATCTAACCAAATGAGTTTTGATGAAATCTTAGCCTATAATATGGGTTACGATTATAATGAAAAATTCGGTGATAAAAAAGATTGGGGTTAATATGAACAATTTTCTAATTTCGATTGAATACGACTCTGCAGCAAATTCATATTTTGCTTGTTTTGCTGATGGAGAAACAATTATGTTAAGTTCAGCAAATTATCAAGATGCTGTTCTAGAAGCCGATATGCTTGATATTGGAAATTACGAAAAAGGATATAACTAATGGGTACTCGTTCACTTACATATGTTTATGATGAAACTAAAACACCAATTATGTGCATGTACGGACAATGGGATGGATATCCCTCCGGTTACGGCGCAGATTTGTCCGATTTTCTGAACTCGTTTGATTGTTTAGTCAATGGCATTCCTGTTGGCGACAACCGTAAATTGGCAAATGGTATGGGTTGTTTATCTGCTCAATTAGTTGCAAATTTTAAAAAAAATGTAGGTTCGTTTTATTTGTATCCTCCTGTTGTTGGCCAAGATTGCGGACAAGAATATGAATATCACATATATGAAGATAGTGTGATGGTATTCTCAGGATATGGAAAAGATAATAATGTAATTTTTAATGGACCTTGGCCAGACTTTGCCGAATTCTGTTCCCGAGGATTATGTTGCGTAATCGGCAAATAACCATACTGCGCTTGCCAAATTGTGCAAAGTGTGGTATACTATAGTCTCTTTAAATGAAATAGGAGTATTTTATTATGGCAAAAACCAAAACTACCAAAGCAGTTAAACTCAAACCTTTTGAGAAACTGTTGACCATCATGGTCGATGGTGATCCTGTCACTGTCGAAGAAATCGATGCTACACTAGGCAAAGAAATTCATATGTATCGCCTTTCTACCTACATTTGGCATATCAAAACTTTCGCTAACGGTACTGTGAAAGCCATCAAAGATGGCCGTAAAGTGACCGCATATCAAATCACTAATCCTAGCGAAGTGAAAAAATATATGAAGTCTGCTGGTGTACTTGATGCAAACTTTGTTCCTGGTCAAGCTAAGAAAGTGGTTCGTGGCGGTATCAGTTCTACTACCACTAAGACTGTCGCTAAGGCAAAACCTGTAGCGAAGGCTAAAACAAAGCCTGTTAAGAAACTTAAAGATTTGAAATCTACACCTGTTCAAAAACAAGTTGATGTTCCTGTTGTTGAAGAAATTATGAATGATGGTTTCGATCCTGAAGTGAACGATATCGTCAATGAAATTCGTTCGACTATTCTCGACTAAAGTTTAATGGGGGAGTGGCGACTAACTAAGTCGCCTATTCTTAAACAACAGCAGACTATCGGGAGATACTCATAGTGCCCCTACCTACATTCAATATTATGAAAAGTTTGACAGTCCTTCTGTTTTGTGTTACAATACTTCATGGTTGTGGTGTAATTGGTGAAACTATTGCTTCTATGGAAAGTATTTGTCCTAGTTGCGATACAATCGACTCGAAAAAGAAAGTTTACGATGGTAAAAAATAATTTCAAAATTTTGGATTATATAAAGCATAGTTCCATTACTGTTACCCTCATACTAAATCCATTTCATTGGTATTTTATTCCAACCACATTTAAAACCGAAGATGTTTGGGACGGTAACAGCTATAATTTTAGATTTATTTTTCTCGCACTTTGTTTGTCTATTGATGACGGGAGTTGGTAATGACACAGTTTGATTTAGAACAAGCTATCATTCGCCTTTGGGGTACGGATGAAGATATTGGTCTTTTGTATGAAAACATTATGGAGAAAAATCCCACAAACGATGAAATTGCAAATGCATTGTTGGGTTTAAAAAGTCTTACGCACATGCGTGGTGAAAAATGTTTCGAACTTTTTGAATCATTTATCCGAGAATATTATGAGTTGAAAAAACAAAATGAATATCTTTTATCTACACAAAAATCCTAGAGAGTGTGCGGAAATGCACCTCGATAAACATGTAGTGAAAATGATTATCGAGTATGCACAATTAATGTCAACTGCTCATCGACTATTAGATGGGCAGGAATATTTTGATCTTACCTCAAATGGTCGTAAGATTAAACGGTGGCGGGTGAATGATGATCGTGAAGGCCAATTGATGAAAGCTTCACATATCAATCACCCTTCTGCCATTTGGACTCGCGCTTCAGATTTAAATTATATTTGGCTTTATAATATGTGGTGCCATCTTTTAGATGAGTACACCTATCGTTATGGTAAAATACATGCGTGTGCTAGATTGAAAGAAACTTTAAAATCTTTACCAAACAATATTTCTATTGGGTATTTTACTGAACCCACACCGGCTATGCCAGACGAATGTAAGATTGCCGGCGATTCTTTGGCTTCTTATCATAAATATTACTTAGAGAAGAAAAATCATTTTGCTAAATGGACAAAGAGACAACCTCCCATTTGGTATATCGATGCGATTGATAATAATGCCCACGTATAGATTTTTAAACACTGAAACTGGTGATGAGTTTGATGACTTTCTAAGTATATCTGCTAAAGAAGAACTACTCAAAAAGAATCCTCACATTCAGCAAGTATTGACCACCTTTGGTATTGCCAGTATGGTGGGTGATATTCATTCCAAAACCGATGATACTTGGAAAGAAGTATTATCAAAAGTTGCTGAAGCACACCCTAACAGCAAAGTCGGCCGACAACATGGAAGAAGGTCGATTAAACAAATTAAGTCGGATCAAGTTGTAGAAAAGTGGAAAAATAGATTAACTTAATATGGCATTTAATCATGTAAAACTTAGTGAATTAGATTATGAATTAAAGTCTGTCACAACCGAAAATGGTAGAGTGTATAAAACACCTGAAGGAAATTTCTATCCTTCTATTACTACCGTTTTATCATTTTCTTCAGACAAATCATTTCTCGAACAATGGAGAAATCGTATAGGTGAAGCTGAAGCAAATAGAATAACGAAAAAGTCGTCAGATCGTGGAACTAAATTACATGATATTTGTGAGAAATATCTTCTAAACGAACTTAATGATTTTAAGATTCGTATGATGATGCCTGATATAAAGGACTTCTTCTTACAGTTAAAACCATTTATCGATAAACATGTTGGTGATGTTTATGGACTGGAACTACCACTATACAGTGATTCGTTAAAATTGGCTGGTAGAACTGACTGTATCGCGGAGTGGGATGGTGAATTATCGGTAATTGACTATAAGAACTCAATAAAACAAAAGAACGAAGAATGGATTACAGGTTACTTCCTACAGTGTTCAGCCTATGCTGTCATGTTTGAGGAAAGAACTGGTAAAGAAATTCGACAAATAGTAGTGGCGATAGCAAACGAAGAGGGTAAACCTCAGATTTTTATCAAACAAAAAGATAAATATCTGGAAGAACTCCAATCTTACCTTGAAAGGTTTTGGAAAAATGAAGAAAATTCTAACGCTATTGCTTCTATTACCGGCAATAGCCTTTTGTAATGAATCGGATTCAAATTCTGGCCAAATGGTATACCAGGATACAAAAATAGTCTGCGCCAGTAGTTCTGTTCTTTTTGAAGCTCTAAAGAAATACGGTGAAATTCCAATGCTCTCCTTGGTTTCTTATAGAACACTAGCAACGAATCAAGATGGAAATGCATCACAGCTCGATTCTAGATTATTTGCAAACCCCTCTACTGGAACTTGGACATTGGTGGAAAGACATGATGGTGATTTATATTGTGTCATTGGAATAGGCGAACAATTAAAACCTATTCAAAGGACTAAGTAAAAATATGTTTTACGCTCTTTTCGTAACATTTGTTTTGAACGGTAATCCTCCTGTAGAACAGAGATGGAAAACATATGAAACGTTTGATGAATGTTGGGAAGCAGCTACAATAATAGTAAGAGGCAGAGATAATTTTACCGCAAGATGTGTTTTAGTTGAAAGTAAAGAATAGAATTGTTGTAATCCCTTCAAAGTGAAGGCATTCTGGACGTGGGTTCGACTCCCACCTGGTCCACCAAAAGCATACTAAAGTGACGCTGGGGAAGAGTGATAGTCAGCGGTAAATAAATCTTCCAAGTATGCTTCTGAGGGGCCAGACATGGTTTCGACAGGGTGAGATAGTGGAGAAGGCAACACGGTAGGCGATGACCGTAAATCAAGCAAATAAAGTAACCGCAAATGATAGCGAGTACGCTCTAGCAGCTTAAGCTCTAGATGGGGTTTCGCAAGGTGTGCCTTATAACCAAAACACCTTGCACCAATTCATTAGAAATATTTAATGAATATCAGTAGTAATTTATTATAGTTATTATGATACATAAAAAGACAATGTTTTATTGTCATTATTTTGAGGAGAAAAACATGTGGACTAAACCTACTGCACAAGATATGCGTTTCGGTTTCGAAATCACGATGTACATTGCAAATCGCTAAATAAAGCAGTGGGTTTGGTGGCATCACCCGGCCTTAGTGTCAAAAAACCACCACTTTAAGTTTTAAAAACACTAAATAAAAGTATCGGTTCGCCGATATACACACAACACACAATAGGAGAAGTAAATGAGTAATCTTACACCATTCGAGATTCGTCTTGAACTTTTAAAAATGGCGAAAGAACTTTTGTTGGAAGAATATCATTCTAACAAAGATCGCCTTCAACAAGAGTGGCACGTAAAGGTTGAAACGTCTAAATTAAACGGACAACCGATACCAGATCATCCACCATATCCAACATATCCCACAGAAAACGATATCATAACAAAGGCTCAGTCTTTGAACGGATTCGTTTCTAATATCACAGCAGAAAAGACACAGAGCAAAAAGTCTGCCTGACGGGAAAAGATGTGCTTCGGCACATCTCCAACTTATAGGAGAAAATATGCGTATTTTAATTTTATTAACTAGTTTTATATTTGCTTTATTTTTATATACTTTTGCGGCAGCATTTTCGAGTATAGAAATACCAACAAAGTTAAATGTTAAACTCACAGATTTAAATAAAACAGCCAGACAAGAAGTAGAATGTTTGGCACAAAACATCTATTTCGAATCAGCTAAAGAACCAGTTGAGGGGCAAATTGCTGTTGCATTTGTCACCTATAATAGAATGAAGAGCGGGCAATTTCCAAACACGTATTGCGATGTTGTAAAACAAAAAACATATTTTGACAGATATGTAGTTTGCCAATTTTCTTGGTATTGTGAGGACAAACCTCTGGCGATATTGAGAAGTAAAGGCTTGACAACTCAGAACAACATGTTGTATAATGACATTGTGAATTTATCTTTAAATTTTTATTTGAACCATAAAAATATGAAAGATCCTACCAAAGGTGCCTTATATTACCATGCTGATTATGTTTCACCGGGATGGCCTAATATGAAAAGAACTGCTTATATTGGAAGGCACATTTTTTACAACAAAGTTAAACATGCTTAATACTGAAAGGAAAATTGATGGACAAGGAACAAATCATGAATAGTAACAACACAAAAAGTTATGCTATTATTTTTTCGGTGACACTTATTGTTCTTGGAGCTATTTCTGCACTTTGCATTTATGGTTTGAACGAGAGGCGATTGATGGCATCCAATATTGAAAATGCTATCAGTAAAGGTATTGATCCACTTTCAGTTCGTTGCTCTTATGCTCATGGTGATGACATTATTTGTGTAACTCATGCGGCAGCAGGTACTAGAACAACTGGTCGATAATTAGGAGATATATTATGGCAGTACAACAACTATCAGTAAATGTTTTGTCGAATCCGAAAGATAGAGAGACTTTTCTTGGTGCTCTAAAAGAATGTTCGGATTCGATGACAAGAATGGAAGCAGAAAAGGAGTTCATTCGTGAGGTAATTGCAACTACTTCAAAGAATTTGCAGTTACCTAAAAAGATTGTATCGAAAATGGTTAAAGTTTATCATAAACAAAATTATGATGAAGAAGTTGCTACGCATGAACAATTTGAAACTCTTTATGAAACGGTCGTAAAATGAAATATACATTTACATGTGAAGATATTGGTACTGAATGGAAAAATAGTGTCGAGTTTCAAGCAATTCAAGTCGATGATATCATGCAAAACTTTAAGTACTTTTTGAAGGGATGTAGTTTCGATTCGGATTTGATAGAATCTAGATTTGCAGATGAAGATGTTGAGTTAAATTTTGAAGAATATTTTTCTGAAGAAGATAACTCAGATGCAGCTATGAAGTTTACGGTCGATTCTTTATCTTCGTGGCCAAAAACATATAAAACTACTTTAGGTGATGAGTGTCCAAAATGTAAACTTCCTATGGACATAATGTATCGCCACGGATGCCCAGACCCTCTGTGTAAACACAATGCCAACTAAAGATGAAATGCTAAAGTTTGCTAAATCCATAGAATCTATGGTTGCAAACACAGACTACAATTACATTGAAGCTATCGTCGAACATTGCAAACAAACTGGTCTAGAAATAGAAGTTGCAGCTTCTCTCATCAATCAAAATCTGAAAGCGAAGATTGAAAATGAAGCGATGAATAACAATTTACTCAAAGTGAAAACCAATCAACTACCAATATGATTACTGGCTATGAGGCTTTTGGAATATATAATGCACTCAAACTACATTTTACACAAGACTCGTATGATTACTTCAAGTACAATGGTAAAACAAATGTTAGTTTGAGTTCATTTGAAAATCGTAAAGATAAATGGCATTTCACAAAACTTTCTAAGAAGTTTAACGATAAGGAAGAGTTAATTTTTTTCATCGTATCAAATCTTTTACAGAATGATAAATTTTGGATAGGAGATTTACTGGCAGAAGATTCGGATGTTAGATATTTGAGTCGAAAAAAAGTTTTACAGTCACTATCTTATTTTTTCGAAAATGATTGTAAAAAGATTTTTGAAGGTGTTGCAAATCCAAATGAATTGATTTTAGTAAATGATGGAGATCATCCTAAATTACTGAAGTCTTTTATGAGAAAAGAAATTGAAATAGAAACTCTCTGTTTGTTAGACTCTATTTTAAATTTCGTTCCTATGTGGAAACAGAAAATAAAAGACGATATAGTATGGCCAAATCATAGGTTAAAAATCGTAAAGTATAGAGATTTTTTGCCGAAAGACAAGACCAAATTTAAAGTAATTTTAAGGAAGATCATAAATGCATAGATTAATACCATTAGTAATTTTATTCTTTTGTTTCTCAGTAAACGCCAAAGAAAAAAAACGCAGACCAGTTGATCTTCGTGAACCAGCTATTATACATTATGATGTGTCTGAAGATAGAGTTCTTTACAACAAGAACATAAATCAAACCAGACCGATAGCAAGCATAACGAAATTGATGACTGCTATGGTTGCACTAGACTATAGTACGAATATGAAGAGAGAACTATCTTTAGTTGGAAAAGTTAGTTCTAGTTTACCTCGAAAAACTTATAAAAGGGGTGAACTATTCGAAGCTATGTTAATTCGTAGTGACAATGCAGCAGCAGAAACTTTAGCTAATGATTATCCTGGAGGTAGAAAAGCCTTTATTGAAGAAATGAATAATAAGGCTTTGAGATTAGGTATGTCAACAACAGTTTTCAAGGATCCGACAGGGTTAAACAATAACAACGTTTCTACCGCAACAGAAGTTGCTGATATGGTTAAAGCTGCATCTGCTTATCCTTTAATACTAAACACTAGTATTAAGAAACAAACTTATATTGAAACAAAATATAAGAAGAAGGTTAGAACGATTATGTTGACAAACACCAATCGTGCCATATTGTTTGAGTTTGATAATGTGATTGTAAGTAAAACTGGATATACAACACCGGCAGGGTTTTGTGTTGCTATTATGGTAGAACAAAAGAAAAAGAAAGTAAGAGAGCAGGAAACTTACGGAATTATGGAATACTTTGTAGGCAAACCTGGTCCTAAGGATGAAACTGTGGTAAACAAGCATGTCATCGTTATTTTAGGAGCTAAAAACCCTAAAGAAAGAGTTGACACCGTAAAAGAAATAATGTATAATAATGTTATAGATCAAGATTTGGAAGAAGTAAAATGAAAAAGGAAGAATTTGTTAAACTGATAGAGTCGATTAAAAGTCTACAGGAATATGAGGTACAATATGTTATACCTGAAGATTTTGATTTCTATGGAGTTGTTCCGTTTGATATGAGTATATCTTCTGGAGTTGCCTATGTTAAACTCGTCGCACCATCTTTGGAAGAAGCTGTAAATAGAGTGGAGAAATATTTTATGGGTGGAATGAATTATGAGTAATATTACTATTACAGATAGAGATGATTGGAAATTAAAGGCTTCTATAAATTCTTGTGATAAACCAGATGGTTACTTTCATGTATGCTTTTCTGGAGAACAATACAATAAAGAGGGTGAGATGACAGAAAAATCATCTTATGATTTCTTTTTGAAAGAATCTGAATTGGTTCATTTAAGTAATTTTCTTCTTAAAAGAAGTTAATATGATTAAAAAAATATATTTGGATATGGATGGTGTTTTAACTGATTTTGAAAAAAGGTATTTTGACCTTTTTGATGAAACACCAGGTGAAACTAGAGATAGGAAAAATTTTAACCCTAACTGGAAGGCCTTCGTTAAAGGTGAAAATTTTGCCACATTGGATTGGCACTCTGGTGGAAAAGAATTGTTAGAATTTATAAGAAAATATCCTGTTGAAGTTGAAATACTTTCTTCTTCAGGCGGTGAGAAGTTT